CCCCCGATATCGAGATGATCGTGCGCAACGATCTGATCAAGCAGCTGGCCCTCGGCATCGATCTCGCCGCACTCTCCGGCTCCGGCGCAGGCGGCCAGCCCACTGGCATTGCCAACACCTCCGGCATCGGCTCGGTGATCGGCGGCACCAACGGTGCGCAGCTTACCATCGACAACCTCATCGACCTGGAAACCGCTGTGGCGGCCGCCAATGCCGATGTGGATGGCATGGCCTATCTGGGAAACGCCAAGACGGTCGGCTGGCTCAAGAAGCAGAAGAGCACCACCGGCTCGTACCTCTGGACCGACAGCCCCAACGGCCAGCGCTCCAGCACGCCGGGCCAGATCAACGGCTACGACTTCGCCCGCAGCAACCAGGCGCGCAGCACGCTGACCAAGGGCACTTCCACCTCCGTCTGCTCAGAGGTGTTTTTTGGAAACTGGGCCGAACTGATCATCGGTGAGTGGGGGGTACTGGAAATTCTCCCGAACCCGTACGACGCCACCCTGTTCAAGCAGGGCGGCGTGCTGCTGCGGGCAATGCAATCCCTCGACATTGGCGTGCGCCACGCGGCTTCGTTTTCCACGATAAGCGACGCACTCACCAACTAAGCCTCCGGCTTAGGCATTCGTCATCAACCCACACAGGCCGCCACGCGCGGCCTGTCTTATTAGGAGATTCAAATGGCAGTAAAACAATTTGTGGTGCGCTCAGGCTTCATTTTCATGATCACTGTCGACTCGCCGACCGGCTCGGTCGACAAGGTCTACACCGAGGGCGACATCGTGCAGCTGGAGCCTGAAGTCGGCGAAGCCGCGCATCAACTGGAATACGCGAAGGAGAGTGATCGTGCAGACCTCCTCAAACGTGAACAGGCCGCAGCCACGGCCAGTGCAGCGGTTACCCGTGGTATCGACATCAACGCCCTGGCGCAGGCGCTTGCCGCTGTCCTGCAGACCGCCTCCGCCGGCACGGCTATCCCGCAGACCAGTACCGGAGCCTGATCGTGGACGAGGATCTTGCCGGCTTCTTTGCTGACTTCGGCGTATCAGCCACCTGGGCCCCTGCAGGCGGAGGCTCGCCTGCCACGGCCAGTGTGATGCTTGATATGCCTGATCAGGATGTCCTGGCCGGCAAGCAACTCTCTACCGAGTATGCCGCCATGTTTGCCTCTGCTTCGTTCGCAGGCATCAAGCATGGTGACACGCTCACGATCAACGGCACTACCTACGCGGTACGCACCGTCGTCAAGCTTGATGACGGCGCCCTCAGCACCGCTCACCTCAGTAAGGTCTGATCATGGCATCTATTCGCGAGCAGATTCTGCAAGCCATCGAAAGCCGCCTCCGCGCCGCATCAACCGGTGCAGCGGTTTTCAGGTCTCGCGCTGCAGCGCTCTCCTCGGGCGAGCTGCCGTCTATCACCATCCTCCCACAGGATGAGGACGATACCACACTCGGCCAGTCCATCACGCGGCATGAGTTTGTCGTGCAGCTTGATGTCAACACGCGCGGCGACATCCCTGATCAACTCGCAGATCCGATCATCGTTGCTGCCCACGAGGCCATCATGCGCGATACCACGCTCGGTGGCCTCTGCTCGCGCATTGAGCCCGTTGGCACGAAGTGGGCGCTTGATGATGCCGACAACACTGCCGGCACCACAACGCCCGCGTTTCGTATCACTTATCTTTCTCCCTGGTCGTCGCCTGCTCGGCGCGCCTGACATTTATTTTTCATAGGAGCCATCATGTACGTATTCGGTGCGGGAAAGCTCGTGGCTGTGCCGCTGACTGACTCGCTGGGCAACTCGCTCAGCAATGCTCAGCCGGTGCTGCTCGGCACGATGCAGGATATCTCTCTCGATATCAGTATCGACATCAAGGAGCTCTACGGCTCCAAACGTTACCCGGTTGCTATCGGCCAGGGCAAAGGCAAGATCGGCATCAAAGCCAAGTATGCCGATATCAATGCCGGTGCTGTGGGCGCTCTGTTTTACGGCAAAAGCGCAACTACCGGAATCAAGGGCGTTGCTTCCGATATTCCGGCTTCAGTTCCCTCTGCATCGTCCTACACCGTCACGCCCACCGTGCCGAGCAGCGGCACGTTTGTGGCCGATCTGGGCGTGTGGGATGCCAGCACAGGCCAGCAGCTGCAGCCTGTCGCCAGCAATCCCACGGCGGGGCAGTACAGTGTATCGGCGCTGGGGGTTTATACGTTTGCCTCGGCAGACGCATCGCGTGCCCTGCTGTTCAACTTCGAGTTCACCGCCACATCCACGAGTGCGCAGACGTTTGCACTCACCAACGACCTCATGGGTTTCACGCCGTCGTTCTCGGTGTACCTTCGCGAGGCCGCGCCGGATGGCAAAACCCTCACCATGAAATTCAACCGTGCATCGAGCGGCAAGCTTTCCCTGCCGTTCAAGAGTGATGATTTTGCCCAGTCCGATTTCGAAGCTTCGTGCTTTGCAGATACGGCGGGCAATATCGGCTGGATGTGTCTGGCATGAGCGTCATGGTTAAGGGTGTGAGCCTCGAATTGGGGGATGGGAATGCCTACGTCCTGCCCCCGCTCACCCTCGGCGCACTGGAGATCCTGCAGGATAAGCTCAATACCAACTATAGCGGCGGCGCGCTTGATCCTGAATACATCAAAACGGTGATCGATGCAGCACACCTCGCGCTGCGCCGTAACTACCCGGATATCACCCGCGACCAGGTGAAAGAAATCATCGGCCTCGAAAACATGGAAGTGGTTTTCAAGGCGGTGCTCGATGTCTCCGGCATGTTCCGCAAGTCGCTCGAAGCTGAGGCGAAGGCCGCGCAGGGAAACGCACAGGAGAGCCAGAGCGCACCGACTGGCTCTCAATAATCATGCAGGTGGCCAGCTTCACCGGCTGGTCACCTGAAACGGTGCGTAATGAAATGGACATTCCCCGGCTCGAAGCGCTGCAGAAAGTCTGGGAAGAAGTGCCCGCACTGCCCGTGCAGCTGCGGCGAGTCGCAAAGTTCCTGGGGCTGCCAGGCCCCGAAAAGCCCAAGCGTGCCGGCGAAGCCTCTGCCGACATTGCCAAATCATTATTTGGTGGGCAGTGCCTGAGCAAGCTGCCTGATGACCCGGCCCTAAAATTCTTCGAGGAATAACCATGGCTGACAAACAGATCGCTACCGAGATCACTGCCGAGGATACTGGCTTCGCGTCCGCGATGAAGCACATGCGGTCAGATATGGCCGCTACGCACGAGCACATGAAAGGCTCACTCGAAGGTATTCAGGGAGCATTTGAGAAATTGCGGGGCGCCTTTGTCGCCATCACAGCCATCATCGGCGGCGGCAAGATGTTCCATGAGTCTGTGCAAGCTACTATTAAGATGACGGCAGAGGCTAATGGCCTCGCCAAGAGCATGGGCATCAACGTTGTGCAAGCCTCGGCCCTGGCTGAGGCGCTGCAGGATGTCGGAGGCTCTAGTGAGCAGGCCGTAACAGCTGCGAACCGAATCACCCGCACCATGCTCACGAATGAAAATGCAGTCAAGGCGCTTGGTGTTGCCACGCGCGACCAGACGGGGCACTACCGTAACAACCTCGACATCATGCTCGATGTCAATAAAGCGCTCCTCGAATTCCGTGCCGGCACCGATCGCAACCTTGAAGGAATGAAGATCTACGGCAAACAGTGGAACGAGATCCAGCCGGTACTCAAGCTCACGGCCGACAAGATGGAAGAGGCCGAAAAGCGTGCCCGCGCGCTCGGCACGGTAGTCGGCCAGGAAGATGTTGCGGCTGCCGCCAAATACAAAATCGCCCAGCGCGAAATGAATGAGGTTTTCGAAGCGGTTGAAAAAACGGTAGGCGATGCTGTTATGCCCGTCCTCACCCAGATGGCTGAGGAGCTCTCCTCGCATGGCCCTGAGGCCGTGCAGGCGATGAAAGCCGCGGTCACCGTACTTATCCTTGCTTTCGATGCTGTCAAGCTGAGTATCACCCTCGCATTCATGACGCTCAAAACCATCGTTGAGGAGGTGGTTGTCTCGGTGGTGTATGGGATGCAGGTGGTGGACAAGGCGCTGCACCTGGATTTCAAGGGGGCCGTTGCGCAGTGGAAAAACGGCCTGCGCGAAATGAAGGATCTTGCTGTTGATCACGTTAAAAACGTGACTGAGGAAATCAAAAAGACTGGCTCATCAATGGCGGATTCGTGGGACAACCTCATGAACCCCAAAGCCAAAACCGCAGGCACATCACAAACCGGTAAGGCTGGCACCACCGAGCACGATAAAACCGGCGATGCCAGTAACATGCAAAAGTGGGAAGCCCAACTCACTGCCGCAAAGGTCGCGTATCAAGAGCAAAACAACTTGCGCGAGATGAGCAAACAACAGGAGATCCAGTACTGGCAAGAGGTTCTCGCTAAGCATACGGCCACCGAAAAAGAGAAGGTCACCATCTCGCAGAAAATGTCCACTCTGCAGCTCGATATCCGCAAGGAAAAATTTGCAGAGGAACTCGAAGCGCTCAAGGCCCAGGGCAACGCATACCAAAACAACATGGATGCGCGCCTCGCGCTGGCGACAAAAGAATCCGATCTGATTTATCAGCGGTACGGTGCGGACTCAAAAGAGTACCAGTCTTCCCAGGCCCAGATCATTGCGATCAAGCGTAAGACCGTTGAGCAACAGCAGCAGATCGAGCAAGCTAGGGCAGAGGCAAGTCGGCAGCTGGCGCTCGATGACATCACGCTGCAGGAATCCAACGCTCAGTATCAGGTTAGCATCGGAGCGATGACCGAAACCGAGTTGCTGCAGGTTAGGCGGAACTTTATCCAGCAGCGGCAGACGCTTGAAGAACAAGCTCTACAGCAGCGGCTGGAACTCGCCAAAAGCGACCCCGACAAAAACCCGGTGCTGCTCGATCAGCTGGAGCAGCAGAAAGCCGCAATCCGTGCAAAGTACAACGCCCAACTGGTCGCCAACGGGCAACAGATGTCTACCCAGCTGGCATCGCCGATCACTGCTGTTACTAACACAATGCAGCAGCAGATGGTAACAATGAGCACGTCGATCATCAGCAACTGGCGCAACATCGGCTCTGCCGTGCGCACTGCCACGGCACAGATCGGCACGTCGATAATTCAAGAGGTGATTCTCAAACCACTCGCTGCTAAAGCGGCCGCCTGGATCAAAGAGCGGGCGCTCACCCTGGCAGGTATCGGCGGTGATGCAGCAAAGGCAGGCTCCGGCGCCGCGAGCTCGCAAGCCTCTATCCCCTATGTCGGCCCGATCCTCGCTGTTGCTGCCATGGCCGCGATCATGGCGGCGGTGATGGCAAATGCATCGAAGGTACCCAGCGCGCGCGGCGGGATGGATATCCCGAAGGGGCTCAACCCGCTCACCCAATTGCATGAGGAAGAAATGGTGTTGCCGAAAGAGCCATCGGCTCTCATGCGCCGGCTGGGCTCGATGGAAGCTGCCGGCGAGCTCGGCGGTGGGGGCGGCCACACTGTGCACTATCACGACTACTCCGGCTCGCTGACTGAAGACCAGATCGAGCGCAACGCACGCAAGATTGCCGACAACCTCGCGAAGTTGCAACGGGAAGGGTATAGGCCGAAAACATGAGCGACGTTGTATTCCCTGATCTTAAGGGCTGTGTGATCAACATCCATCGCCAGCCTGAGTGGAAGACCGATATCAAGGAAGCATGGAGTGGCGTTGAAACCACCATTGCCCAGCGCGCCTGGCCGCGTTGGCGCTTCGCGTTGCAGTATGACGTACTGGTGGTGTCTGACGCTGATCTCGATGTGCTGCTCGCGTTTTTCAATGCGCGCAAAGGCTCGTGGGATGACTTCCTGTTTCTTGATCCGGATTACAACGCCGTCACCGCGCAGCAGTTCTCGCTTGGTGATGGCAGCACGTCGCTGTTCCAGCTTTGCCGCCCCATCGGTACGTGGCTTGAACCGGTGTGGGCGCCGAAGGCTGGATACAAGGTGTACAAAAACGGCGTCGAGCAGATCAAGGATCAGGACTACACCGCCAGCACATCCGGCCTGATCCAGTTCACCGCCGTGCCGGCCTCAGGCGCTGTACTCACCTGGAGCGGCTCCTACTACATGCGTTGCCGGTTTGCAGATGACAAAGCCGATTTCGAGCGTATCTGCTACAACCTCTGGAAAACCGGCAAGATCGAACTTCTCAGCAAGATCTATCCATCATGAGCCTGACTCTCACATCTGATCACGTTGCGCTGCTGGCTACGCGCAAGTTCTGGAGTGTCGATCTCTATCAGATCGATCTGCAGGAAGGCACTACGCTGCGTTTCGCTGACGGCGGTATGGATGTCTCGGCACTCGGCTTCACCTGGTCGGGCAGTGGCCCGCTCATCTCGCGCAGCTCGCTGAGGCTGACTGCCGGCCTCGATGCCGATGACCTCACTGTTGTCGTGCGGCCCAAGACATCCGATCTCCTGTATGGTCTGCCGTGGCGCAACGCGGCCGCTAATGGTGCTTTTGATGGTGCCTCGCTGACACTCTATCGCGCTCATGCTGCAACCCCGGGTGGCGCGATTGTCGGGGCGCTGATGCGCTTCAGTGGCCCGATCAACGATTGGGAGGTGGGTATCGATATCTCGATCAAAGTAAAGAGCATCACCTATTACCTCAACCGCCTGTGGCCCCGTGCGGTCTTTCAGAGCGGGTGTGATCGAACACTGTTCGATGCCGGCTGCGGCATCGCCCGGTCTGCGCATCAGTTGAGTGGCTCATTGCTCGCCAGCTCCACGCGCCAGATCCTGCAGACGCCGATCGCCGCCGCTGACGGCATTTACAACGGCGGCGAGATCCGCTTTATCACCGGCCTGAATGCCGGCGCACATCGCACGGTGAAGTCGCAGGTTGGCGGCGTAATCTCCCTGGCGTACCCGCTCGTTCGCGAACCTGCAGCTGGGGACGCATACGTCATCTGGCCCGGCTGCGATGGTACCCGCGCCGCCTGCACGCGATTTGGTAACACAGTCCGCTATCGTGGCGAAGATTTTGTCCCGTCTCCGGAAACATCCTACTGACATGGCAAACAGATCTCAGATCATTGCGGCCGCGCGCCGCTGGCTCGGCACGCCCTATCATCACGAGGCGCGGCTGTTTGGCGCCGGGGTCGATTGTGCTCAGCTGCTTTACGCCGTCTATGTTGAGGACTGCGGCGTCGTGCCGCCGTTTGACATTGAGCACTATCCTTCCGACTGGATGATGCATCGTGGCGAAGAGCGCTTCCTCAGCTACCTGCAGGCGCATGCAGACCGTGTCGACGTGCCGCTGCCCGGCGATATCGTGATGTATCAATGGGGCCGCTGCTACGCTCATGGCGCCATCGTGTTGGAGTGGCCGCAGATTATCCACGCGGATATCCGCGCCGGCCGCGTAGTGATTTCCGACGGCAACATCGGGCACTTCGAAGGCCGGCCTGTTGAATACTTCCGCGTGCGGGGGGTCGAATGAGCTTCGGTGGCAGCACTACACTCAGCGGGCAGGATAGCCGCATCCTCTCGCTGCAGGTCTCCCAGTCCACTTACGGCACCACCATTCCCTGTGTGTTTGGCAAGTGCCGTGTGCCGTGCAACCTGATCAGCTATACCGACTTTGCCTCGCACGCGCATGTGTCCAGCGGGGCCAGTGGGGGCAAAGGTGGCGGCGCCAGTGGCTCGGCCACGGTCTCGTATACCTATTCGGCGTCGTTCATTTTTGCGCTGGCCGCCGGCACTATCTCTGCCGTGCCCACGGTTTGGGAAAGCAAGAGCACCTATAGCCTTGCCGATAAGGGTTTCGAGCTGCACAGCGGAGCACTTGGCCAGGCGCCCTGGAGCTACCTGTCATCCACTCACCCGGAGGTCGCTTACGGGTACTCCGGCATCGCCTATATTGCGGCCGCAAATTACGACCTCGGCGATAGCGCCAGCACGCCCCAGCTGACCTGCGAAGTGGTTGGCAACTACAGCACCACCACGGATGGGGATGCAGAGCCTGCAGATATCTTTACGGCCATCGTCACCGACCCGGTGGAAGGCTTGGCGCTGAATAGTGCGTATCTGTATGACATGTCCGATTACCGTCTCTGGTGCCAGCAAAACGGCTACACCCTTAGCATGCTCGCTGATACGCAGCAAGAGGCCCGCCAGTACCTACAGGAAGTGCTTGACGCTACCCTGTCGAAAGCCATCGTCTCCCAGGGCAAGGTCAAGATCGTGCCGATGGGCGACCAGGCCGTCGGCAGTTGGCAGCCCAACGCCACGCCGGTGTACGACATCACCGATGATGATCTGCTGGCTGAGCCGAAGATCACGCGCAAGCAGCCGCAAGACTGCAAAAACATCGTCACAGTCGAGTACAACTCGCGCAGCAACAGCTACAACAGCAAGTCGGTGCCGGTGCCAGATGGCACCTACGTCAATCTGTACGGCCCGAACCAAAACAGTTTGTCGCTGCACTCGATCAAGCGCGACGATATGGCAAAAGCCATCGGCGCTGCGTGGCTGAGCAAGGGGCTGTACATTCGCGCGACATGCAAGTTTAAAGTTGATGAGCGGTTCATTGCCCTGGAGCCGATGGACCTCATTACCCTATCGTTTGCACCGCTCGGCATCTCGAAGTGGGTATTGCGTATCACTGAGATCAACGAAGCCGAAAACGGAGATCTGGAGCTTACTTGCGAAGAGTGGCCCTTTGGTGTTGCGCAGCCTACCGCGCTAAACGTACAGGCGGCATCGGGCTACATCCCGAACTACAATGTCGATCCCGGCAACGCCAATACGCCCGTCATTCTGGAGCCGCCAATCTCGCTTGCCGGCGCGGCAGAGATCTGGCTCGCTACATCTGGCGGCAGTAATTGGGGCGGTGCAAACGTCTGGATTTCGCTTGATGGCGACACATACTCGCAAATCGGCCGCATCACCGCGCCTTGCCGCCACGGCATCACTACTGCCGCATACCCGCTGGCATCTGACCCGGATACCTCTGATACCCTGGCGGTAGACATCTCGGTCAGCAGCGGCCAGCTGATGGCCGTCACGCAGGCCGTGCGCGATCTGTATCAGTCTCTCTGCTGGGTCGGTACTGCTGCGGGCGGCGAGCTCGTGGCCTACCAGGGGGCCACACTCACAGGGGTGGGCAAGTACAACCTCACCGCCTGCCGGCGTGGGGCTTACGGCTCGCACATCGCAGCGCATCCTGTCGGCTCTCAGTTCGTGCGTCTTGATGGCAGCCAGTTTGCATACGCTTACGAATCCTCTCTGGTCGGCAAGACGGTCTATCTCAAGCTGCAGAGCTACAACCGCTTCGGCGCCAATCTGCAGGATCTCGCCGAAGTCACCGCAACCGCTTACGTTGTAAAGGGGGCTCCGCTGGGGGCGGTTGCCAATCTTGTGCTCGAATCCCCGTTTACAGGGCTCACGCTGGCAGTTAAGTGGGATGCATACGCCGGGGCATCGTACTACAACGTCTCGATCTACTACGGCGGTGCGCTCAAAAAGCAGATCACCACTACCGATACCCGCTTCGCCGCCACAATCTCCCAGCTGGTCGCCTGGGGCGTCGGGCGTAATGTCGAGATCCGCGTCGTAGCAGTGAGCGAAACTGGCCAGAGCACCGACCCGGCTACCCTCATCGCCACAAAAGCGCAGATCGCCGCGCCGAGCGTCGCGGTGCAAGACACCTCGGAAAGCATGATCGTTACAGCGGCCGCATCGAGCGACCCCGCATACAAAGCCACAAGGATCTGCATCAGCCAGACCAATGAATTTGACCCCGCTGCTGCCACGCCGTACTACGACGGGCCGCAGACGGCTTATCCATCGGGCACTATCGCGGCGGGGCAGTGGTATATTCGCGTATGCCAGTACGATGAATTCGGCGCAGACTCACTCAACTGGACCTCGCAGATTGCGCTAACTGTTACAGAGCAGGCCACGGGCATCCAGTACGTAGCCAATGCCGCTACGATAACTGGCACCCCAGGCGATGCGTTCCCGCCGGGCGGTGAGGCGTATCTCGCGGTGTATGACTTGGTGACAAAAAAGATGTGGGCTTGGGATTCTGATTCCGGGAAGTATACGAAATCAGTATCTGCTTCAGAAATTAAAGGGCAGATTTCCCAAGCTCAAATCAGCGCTGATGTCGTGTGGTCTGCCAAACAGCTTCTGGTACTCGCCGGTAATGCAGTGGAAGACCCTGATTTCACAATCACGAGCAAGTGGACGCTGGGGAATAACTCCTGGTTCCGGCAGCCCCTGGTGGAGGGGATGACCGGAGAATCCGCTATCGGCGTAAAAAACTCCGTGGCATTCGCGACAACCGGGGTGGTGCAGCCTAGCACCACAGCCGATGAATATGTGCAGGCTGTCGACTGGCAGCGTACCCCCTGGTCTGCAGGGGACTCTGTGCGGATGCGCTGTTACATCAACAACTCCAGTAATCGCGCCGTTGGCATGGTGGTCTATTTTGCCTCGGCGGCAGATGGTACAGGTACATCTGGTATCTGGATCAGCCAACCGGCGGGGTCGGTCGGCTGGATCTCACAGACGATTACGGTGCCGGCCAATACGTCATATTTCAAGATTGGTTTTTGGGTGGCAAAAGGCTCTGTGCTGGTCGGCTGGGGTCGCTGCTCCATGCCACAGCTAACGCTTGCTGCTGATGCATCTCTCGTTGTTGATGGATCTGTAACGGCAAACAAGATCGCAAGCGCAGCGGTAACCACAGACAAGCTACAGGCCAGCGCTGTGACTGCGGACAAGATCGCTGTGACGATGCTGTCGGCAATCTCTGCAGCGCTCGGCAATATCATTGCTGCAACGATGGAGTTTATCGGCGCTGGCTGGAATTACATCAGGACCAATGGGAAATGGCTAAATGATGGAAAGAACGGTTGGATACTCGCCGCGAACGGAAGCACGGGTGACTATTTTCAGGAATTCAGGGCCTTTATTAGTAACCACGCAGAGGTTTATGAGCGTCGCTCGTTTATCGGGGGCGTGCCGAATTATTACACCACCATGTGGGATCAAAATGGGGAAGAGCGATTTACCCTTGATCCGGGATTGGGGCGTTTTTTACTCAAAGGGAGCATCTACGCCGATAACGGTTATTTCTCCGGTGAGCTTCGCTCTGCCTCTGGAACTTTTGGAACGGTAACGGCGGGGTATCTGCAAAACGCTGACAACTCCGCATCAGTAAATTTGGGGGCGTCAGGT